CATTTACATTGTTTTACTAATCTAGGAATAATAACCTCATTCTCTTCTTTAAACCGTTCTATATACTCATTGTGTTTTGTGTCTACCATGTTAATCATAATTTCTTCCAATTTCTTCAATGGTTTTAGTTTAAAAGTCATATACATTCATTAATAAAGTATATTTTAAATTAAAAAATCGTTCTTTGTTTCTTTTAATAAGATATGCATAAACGTAAACTTATCATGAATGCGATTGAAGACGGATGGACAGTTACAAAACGTAAAAATAAATACATATTTAAGAGATATCATTGCAATATTAAGGAATATTTTGAATCCGACTATCTTTCCATTTTTCTAAAAAAATATAGTTGATTCCTTCATTTTTTTTTCTTTAGCAATAGTATATGGGAGGAGGTTTAATGCAATTAGTCGCTTATGGAGCACAAGATGTTTATCTTACTGGTAATCCACAAATTACCTACTGGAAAGTTACTTACAGACGTTACACAAACTTTGCGATTGAATCAATCGAGCAAACCTTTAACGGCCAAGCTGATTTCGGTCGGCGTGTAACCTGCACCATCTCCCGTAACGGAGACCTTGCCTACACTACTATGCTTCAAGTTACCTTGCCTCAAATTGGCCAAGACCTTGCATCGTCGAGCGATGATGGTGTTTATGCCAGATGGCTTGACTTTCCTGGCGAACAGCTAATTTCTCAAGTCGAAGTAGAAATCGGAGGTCAGCGCATTGACCGCCATTACGGTGACTGGATGCACATTTGGAATCAACTTACCGTAAATGCATCTCAGCAAAAGGGGTACTGGTCAATGGTTGGAAACACTACCCAACTTACGTACTTGACCGACCCTTCGTTCTCAGACGTGGATGGCCCATGTCAGTCCAACGCTCCTCGTCAAATATGTGCTCCTCGTAATGCCCTTCCTGAGACCACTCTTTACATTCCTCTTCAATTCTGGTTTTGCCGCAATCCAGGTCTTGCCCTTCCTCTTATTGCCCTACAATACCACGAAGTGCGTATTAACATTGATTTACGCCCTATCGATGAATGTCTTTGGGCCGTAAGCACGCTTGCTCCTACCACCACCAGTTCTGTGAAATGCACGGCTGCCTACAATCAATCCCTTGTAGCGGCATCTCTTTTCGTCGATTACGTGTTCCTTGACACCGATGAACGACGACGCATGGCCCAAAACCCCCATGAATATTTAATCGAACAGCTTCAATTCACTGGAGATGAATCGGTTGGTTCGTCTTCCAACAAGATTAAGTTGAATTTCAACCACCCTGTCAAGGAGCTCATTTGGGTGGTCCAACCCGACGCCAACGTAGATTACTGTTCCTCCCTTGACGGTGAAAGTCTTCTCTTCAACATTCTTGGTGCTCAACCATTCAACTACACGGATGCAGTGGATGCTCTCCCCAACGCCATCCATGCTTTTGGTGGTCCCAACTCCGTTGCTGGCGCCTCCGGTTCAACTGGCACGGCCAACTACGACTTTATTAATGCTAACGGTCTATTCGCCAATGCCAATGCGGTAGATGGAACTACTTCCGATTTATCTTCAAACTGGGGATACAATGCTGCGACTTCGTATGCAACTGGTTCCGCAGATGGAACCGCAATCTTTTCGGGAGTTACTGGAGGTGATGCCAATGTATACAGCTTTGGTGCTCTTGGCGGAGCAACTGCTGGTGCGTTAGGGGATGATGATTTATCGCTCGTGTCTGATGCAGGTACCTTTGTACTTTCAGAAACCGCACTTGCCCTACATTGTTGGGGCGACAACCCCGTTGTAACTGCCAAGCTTCAATTGAATGGACAGGACCGCTTCTCTGAGCGTGAAGGTTCGTACTTTGACTTGGTGCAGCCGTTCATGGTGCATTCCCGTACCCCTGATACCGGTATTAACGTCTACTCCTTTGCTCTTCGCCCAGAGGAGCATCAGCCTTCCGGTACCTGCAACTTTTCTCGTATTGACAATGCCACTCTTCAGCTCATTCTATCCAACGCAACCGTGCAAGGTACTTCCACTGCCAAGGTACGTGTGTATGCGACCAACTACAATGTATTGCGTATCATGAGTGGTATGGGAGGTTTAGCTTACAGCAATTAAACGTAAATTTTTTTAATAAGGTAATAAAAAAATAGCTTGATTCGCTCAGTTGGTAGAGTGATTTGGGATTCCCAAGACGACGGTTCAATTCCGTCATCAAGCATGTTGTCTATGGTAGATTCAATTTCATTTTCTATTTTTTAATTTTATAGAATATGAAGAAATTTCTATTTCTTGGTATTCTCTGTATTCTTTTATTTGTAGGAACAAGACCACTTGCTTATACGGATTCCATGTCGCCTTTGTTACCCCAAGTCTATCCAAATGTAACTGTAAAATTAGTTGAGGATTCAACCGATACGGTAAGAAACCCTTACGCTCCACCCATCAAATATAGTGAAGAAACCTATACCCAACTAGGATATCTATCTAAAGGGTCTGCCAAACACGTTTTATTCGGCAAACCAGCTCACTATCGACGAGACAAATGGTATTATTATACCATGATTGATAATATTAAATTGCCGATTGAAATCAACAAACGTAAATGCACGGCGTCGCCGGGATGTGACTCCGTTTCAACCAAAGATACCGTTATGGTAGATGGGCAAGCCTATGTTGTAACTTTATATGATTCTTACTTTTAAAATATTGTATGGAACCTTTAGGCGTAAACACGTTACAAACAAGATGCACTGGTCAATGTTTAATTACTTTACAAGATACGAGTAAGGCAGGTACTAAAGCTATACGAATGACAGATGGACGATGCTACTATATTTCTGCCATTACTGATTATATTAAAAGATTAATACGCAGAGGCATGAATGTAGGTCACCCTAATTTTGTATTACCTACAAGGATGCCTATAACGGATAGGGATTTAACTATGTTATTTATAAATCCTGATGAAATTAGAGCAGTGGCTCCGATGGTTCCAATGGTTCGTCCTCCGGCGTTTGACCCTAATAGACTCTATATCCCAAATGGATATTTTGATAGATACAATATCCCAGATGCAAGGGCACTGCGTAAACCAACCAAACGTAAGCGGGTTAAACGAACCAAACGGGTTCGTAAAATGACGAAACAAAAAAAATAATATAGAATAGTATGCCAAGAAAACCAAGACACCAAACACAAAAAAGACCTAACCCACCGAGAATGCCGTCTCCTAGAATGCCGTCTCCACCTAGAATTATGCCCATACATCCAATAATGCAACCCATAGTGCGTGCGGCACGCACTAGAGGGTTTACCAATCGAATCCAAGAATATTTAGGAACTTACGTTCCCGGACGTGTAACTCCTAATCAAATGGCAACTATGCCTCAAAATTATTATAGATTAGATCCAAACATTCATTACGATATGATACGTCAAAATTTTTCAGGTGAAAGTGCGCCTTTATCATTACCAGAATTTAAGCAACAGTTAGAACAACTTTATCATACACATCATTTACAACCACGACCAATGACGTCCAATGAAGAATACTCTTTTAATGATGGAGATATACATAGACAATACGGTCCATATCCATTAAGACAAGTTAGACTTCAAATGAATTTACCTCATACTTTGAGTACGGTTAATACTTCAATACGATGGGGTGTGGCAGATAATCAAGACTACACATTTCGTCTAACAACCGTTCAACAAATTGATAGATTTATACTTCCTCGAGGAAGTATGTTTGAGGATGATTATGATGTTGAGGAGAATCGAATTCGAAATCTTGGTTCAGAAGAATTAGATATGTTAATTGAATGTATAGAACATGGTCGTCTACCTCAAGCAAACATTAGATTAGGTATCATGTATCAGTGGGATTTTTATGATACCTATGCTGAATTAGCGCAGGCCATGGGAATACCAGAATTACAAGTTGCCAATTTTGAAGCAGCACCTTTCATGGCTTTTTTATTAAGTCCAGCCGCACGAGCTGAATTTACTGGTGTACAAATGGTCCGACGTAATCCAACTCGTAAATGCCGTAAATAATTTTTAACTTAGTCTAAAATTATCATGTAATTACACGCAAACTTACGTGACTCTACATTAAATAATATATTAAGTATGTCACGTTTACAAACACCAAAAGCTAAATCTACGCTAAGTATGTTATCACGTACAGAAACTAGAAAAAAGGAGCGTGGGTCACGTACAAAAACTAGAAAAGTAATGTATGACAAAGCAGCTAAATCCCAGACATTTGTTGATTTATGTAACACCGACATTATGAATACTTCCTTAGAATTTGTTGAGCATAAATCGTGGTTATCAAAAGGTAATGTTAATATTTTTATCATTGGAGAAGTACACTCTCATAGAAATTATAGGGAAACGGGTATATTTGAAATGTTTGAACAACTGGTTGAAAAAATTAAAGCCAGAGATACTTCTGTAGACATCATGTTAGAAATAAGTGAGGGTAATACAAATAGAGATGAAGAAATTTATATGCGTACACCAGAAAATTTACCTCGTGCCGATTTTATGCAACTACAAAATGTTAGAAATTTATTTCGTAGATGTGTTGGAAAACATAACTGTGGTAAAATACGAGTTCATTGGGTTGACAATGTAGATTTTTCCATAGAATCAACCTATAAAACCTCAACTAAGTTTAAGTTACCGGGTTTTGCACATGAACCTAGTGTTCGAATAGCCCTAGACGCCATGCCGCAATGGTTAATAACCTTTTATGACGACTACGAAAGATATGACAAGCGTTTTCAAGCAAAATTTGAAAAAAATGAAGATTTATTACAATTATTACATGACAATACGATAGTGTTAAAAGAAATTGATAAAGCAGCACATGTTCAAAGAATTAAACAAGAAACACCAATATTTGACAGAATATTTGCAACAAATATGTTAAAAAACCTGATAAAATCGTATTCACATGTTGATTATAGTTATAAAAGAAACATCATATTTGACACCGCAAGAGTTGTAATGGATATTTATACGGTTGCACGTATCATTAAATCAAACATGAAAAATGTAATCATTTATGTAGGAGGCTTTCATGCTGATAATGTGGTATATATGCTTACAGAATTAGGTTATACCATGAACAAAATAAAACGTCTAGATGTAGATTTACCTATGAGAACACCACTACCGGTGCCAACTGACTCAGATGACTGAACTTTTATATGTCTGACAATGTCACTAATAAAAAATAATTGCTTTTAGAATAAGTTGATTTTGATTCATAATATACACTACAGAGTCCTTTTCAATCACGGAATAGTGTGGTAACAAATGTATATTATAGGTAATAAATAAATCTAAATTTTGTTTTTTAACCGTGGATGGAAAATGTAATTTTAACAATCTATCATAATACACTTGCGTATCGAA